GCAGGCAGCGCAGCAGCAAGCCGCGATCCTGCGCGGGCAGCAATTGCAAAAACCCCAGGTCGCGATGGCCCAACCGCAACGCCCGCAGGACGTCCCGCCCTGGCAACGGCCGCCGGTCAACCCGAAGAGGTGACGTAGTGGCAAAGGCGAGCGTCGAGGCGTCAGCCCGACGTGCTGCCGTACCAGGTCCAGCCACGTCGGGCTGACGCCTCGACGCTCGCCATTTCTGAGCAGCCTTACGGCGCGTGCCGCATCAGGTACGCGCGTTTGAACTCCCGCGGCGTGCCGGGATCGACGGTCTCGACCCAGACCACGACGAAGCGGGGGGTGGCCGCGCCGCCGGGGACGCGGATCTCGTCGCCGTCCGCGTAGACGAGTGCACTCGACCCGGCGGCGCGTGTACACCCATCGCGCACGTCCGCCGTCGGGTCGAGAACCAGGTAGTGCGTCCACTCCGCCGGCGTCCCGGCGCCGGCGCGGCCACGGGCGAAGTCGGATACCAGTCGGCACGGGAAGTTGGTGTACGTCGGCGCGCCGGCGCCGAACGGCCGGTACACGTCGCAGGTGGTCGGCACCAGAGCGGGCGGGATGGCCATGGGGGCACTCCGTTCCCCTCTCCCCGGCTTTGCGGGGAGAGGGGCAGGGGTGAGGGGTCAACGTTCGCGGAGTGACGGGATCGCGTTCCGACCTGGCGAGCTTCGTCCCCTCACCCCTGCCCCTCTCCCCGCAAACCGGGGAGAGGGGAAAGTTATGCGAGCGGAACGCGGTACGGGGCGAGCAGCTCGGCCACTTCTTGCGGAAGTCCCGACCTCCACTCTTCGCCACCGAAGATCACGAAGGTATCGCCATACTTTTGCTGCTGCACATTCTGAAAGTTGCTCGCGATATCGGACTTCACCTTCCGATACCAGTGGCCGACCAACCGGGCGTACGCCTCCTTCACGTCCGCCGGGACCTGGCCGGTGGCGGTCGAGTAGACCACCTGCACGACGCGCGGACCGCGGGTCCACGTCCGCACTTCCGCACTGACCAGGCCCGGTCGATCTCGCGGCACGAACGGCCCGACCAGTGACTGGATCACGCCGCGGTCGGCGTGGACAACGTAGTCCGACGCCGCGACCAAAGTCTCGGCTCCGAACGCGTGCGCCGAATCCACCTTCACGCTCGTGACGGTGTCGACGGGGAAGTTCCTCAGGTGCACGAACTCCGACCCGCCGGGGTGGTATTCGGTGAGCGTCCCGCCCGCGAAGTCGCGGTTGCAGTAGTTCTCGATCGCCTTGTCGGCGGAATCCTGTAGCAACCCGAGCAGGGTGTCATCGGCACTCGTCGCGATGCCGAGCCGAGCCTTGACGTTGGCGAGGGTGTCGAGGGACATGGGAATTAGTGGTCAGTGGCCAGTGATCAGTGGTCAGCGAAAACAAGCCGGGTAACGATCGGCATGCGTGGTCTTGACTGACCACTGATCACTGACCACTGACCACTCCGGGTTACACCGTCTTCTTCTGCTCCCCAATCACCACCGACAGGAGGAACGACGGGCCGGTGCCGGTCGTCGTCCGAAAGTGTCGCAGGTAGCGCTTGGTCCGGTCGAAGACGATCGTCTGCAGGTTGTTGGACGCGGTCACGGCCGCGAACGCGGCGCCGGGCACGTCCGTCCAGGTCGAGTTGTCGGACGACTCCTGAATCTTGCCGGTTTGCGACGGCGACGTACCCCCGACGGCACCAATTGATTGCACGGCGAAGCACCGGCCGTCCGCGTCGATCATGTCAACGCTCAGACCGTTGTTGGTGTCGTTCACCGTGGACGGATACACGCTGACCCCGATCAAGGCCTGGTTCTTGAGGTCGTTCAGGGCGGTGGACATGGAAGGCTCCTGGTAGTTGGGTGGTTTGGTGTTTAGGTGGTTGGGTTGGTGGATGGGTGACTTCAATCACCTAACAACCCAACCACCGGGATCGTCAGCCGACAATCAACTGGTCACACAGGACAAACGACGCCGCGTTCCGCGGACCGGCGTCCACGTGTTGAATGCCGCGCAGGTAGGTCTGATCGTTCTGCAGAGCACTGTCGCCGAGACCGCTAGCGAGGAACTCCATCACGCCGAGCCGCGACACGATCCAGTCCGGGAAATAGCCGAGCAGGATGTAGGTCAGATTGGAGGACGCTCCCTTGGTCCGGGTGTTCGCGATCTGCGAGGAGCGCACAACCTTCGTTCCATACAGTTCGGCCGGCGGGGAATCCGCGGCGCCGCGCGACGGGTGGAAGAGGAACGCCCCCTTCTGGTCGGCGGCGCTGACCGCGTCGGCCCGGCGGTTCATCAGGGCGGCGTACATGGTCTTGCGCATCAGCCACGCGGTCGGCGCCGCCACCGCGTCCGGCAGCTTTCCTTCCATCAGGGCCACGTCCTGAGCCTCGAACGTGTTGCCGTTCGCGCCGACCGTGGTCGCGGTGTGGGACGTGATGCCCGAGTAGGTGAGCAGGCCCTTGATCTGCGTCCCCCCGGTCCCCTCGAGCATGGCCAGGTCGGCTTTCAGGGCCGCGACGCGGGCCATGTCGTGCCGCACCAGCCCCTCGGCCGACGGGGACGCGAAGCGCATCAGCTCGTTGTTCACCTTGACGAACACGCCGAGCTTCTTCGCCTGCAAGTCCAGGCTACCGGTGGCGGGGTCCGCGTCGGTGATGCTCGTGCCCTCGCCAACCCAGTAGGCGGTCGAGCCACCGGTCAGCTTCGGGAACTGCAGCCGGCCGTTCGGCGGCAGAGCGACCTCCTGTGCCCCGGCGGCGGCGAAGGCCTCCAGGTTGCGCTGCAGGTCGATCAACTCGCCCAGGACCGGCAAGCCGACGAGCGTGCCGCCAGCAATATCGCTGATGGTGCCGAGCGCCTTGGTCCGCAGGCCGACCCGGCGGGCGATCCAGCCGGCCTCGTCCGGGTCGAACCGGTCGGCGTGGGCGGTCATCTTCTGGCGGATCTCGTCCCGCAGCCGCGCACCCCGCGGCTCGAACGCCGGCAGGTGGTTGGTCGCCAGCGGAACCAGGAACGACTGGTGCCCGCAGTGCGGAATGAATCCATAGGTCTGGTACAGGTCGCGGAGCTGGTGGTGGACATTCAGCTCCTCCTTGGCCTGGTCGGGGCCGATGTAGCCGAGGGCGAACGCGGCCGCCTTCAGCACGCTGTAGCCGTCGGAGTCGCGGCCGACCGGGCCGCTGGTCACCCAGGGCACCCGGCGCTCGACCCGCGGGGTCGCGTGCACGGCCTTCTCGACGGCGACCGCCGCCTGCTCCTCGATGAACGCGACAATCTCGTCGCGCGTCTGGAACCGATCGACGGTCGGGGTTGCGGTTTCGGACATGGCAAATCTCCAATAAGGGTGAGGATGCAAGTTGGTCAGTCGCGCCGCTCCAGCGGAACGCGAGACGCGACACATTCAATGAGCTCCCGATCAACCGGCGGCGAGCCCGGTTGCCTAAGCGCCGGGAGTCCTCGCCGGCGCAATGGCGTCGTTTCGATCGGGGCACTCCCGGCGCTTACGCAACCGGGCTCGCCACTGGCTTGTCGCCACCGTCTTTGCTGGCGCTAGGCGTACAGCGCCGCGAGCACGTCGCGCACGAGCCAGCGGCGCAGGTCGGCGTCTTTCACCAGGCCTTTGTTCACCGCCAGCGTCAGCGCTTGCGGATTTTCCGGCACCGGGACAGCGGAGTATTCGAGCAGGTCCCACTCGGGGTAACAGGTGCCCCCAGGCTTGGAACGCCGCGAGGTAATCGGGTTTGCCTGCACCGGGATGAACCCGACCGACCAGCCGCGAAGGACGCCCTCCGCGTAGAGCGTGAACACGTCGCGGGCGAAGGGCGACGACGCGGTGAACTTCGTCTCCGCGATGATCCGGTCGGCCTCGATCGTCAAACGCTCGCACGTGCCGATCGGCGGCAGCGACCGCTGATGCGCCCACAGGACAACGGGGTTCCGGAGGTACTCGTCCGCGTTCCGCAGGCCCGCTGGGACGATGATGTCCCCGGTCCGGTCGGGCGTGCTGGTCGAGATCACGGCCCGGACGAGCATTTGCGCCGGGTCAACCTTCAAGGTGAGTCCCGGACTGGCGTGGGTCTTCGGATCGGCACGGATGGTGGTCATGGTGAAGGCTCCTTGGTGTCGGTCCGCTTTGGTCGGCTTAACCCGTGGGACACGATTCCGATCCTGTCCGCGCACACCGGACAGGATCGGAATCATGTCCCACGGGGGTCGGAGTTACCCGGCAGCATCGGCTGGTCGAACCGGGCGTCGGCGTACGGCCGCAGGCCGCGGCCGCGGCGGATTTCGTTGAACGTTCGCAGGCCGGTCTTCGCATCCAGCTCGTCGTCGGCCCGCCTTTGGTCCTGGTTCCGCGGCGAGCACTCGGGGAAGGCGATCGTCACGTCCGGGCCAAACCGTCGGGCCAGGTCGCGGGTCAGCGCCTGCGCGATCAGATCGAGCTTCGGCTGCACGGTGCCCTCGCAGAACATCACGCGGGCGCCGTACCAGATGTCGGCGCCGAGGCCCATGTTCTCGACGATGCCCGCGATCGGAGCCGGCACGCGAAACAGCGCGAAGATCTCGTCGCGGCTGAGCTTCGAAGAATTCAGGTAGTCCATCTCGGCCGGTGTCAGGGTCCACGGGGAGGCCTTGAGGCCCTGTTCGAGCACCAGCGGCCGCGTCCAGTTCTCGCGGCCGCCGAAGCGGGCCTGGACCTTTTCCTCCAGCCGGCGTACCGTCGGCTCGGTCAGCGTCTGGTCGGTCTGCAGGACCATCCCCGGACGCTGGCCGAACAGGAACGTCTGGTAGCGGCTCTTCTGCAGCTCGGTGTTGGCGTCGATGGTGAGCGCGTTGGCCTGGAGCGGGGAGAGGCCGTAATGGACGTCGAGCGGGTTCGGGTACTTGAGGTGGATGATCTCGCCGGCGCCGAACAATACCGTCGGCATGCCCGGCGCCTGGACTTCGTACCCCCGAACGAACTCGACCGGGTCGGGGACGACGCGGACGAACGGGGTCGGAATGATCCACAATTCGCCCGGCTGCCCGTTCGGCCGCGGAGCCGTGTACCAGTAGCAGTTACCCGTCAACTCGAGGTACAAAACGGTGAGGTACCAAAGCTCCCACGGCGTCATCCACGGGTTGGGATGATCCAATAACCGCGCGAGCGGGTGGGTGTGGCGCAGCGGGGTCTGTTCGTGCTCGGCCTGGCCGGTGTTGACGAACAGGAACGGCCGCTGGCGGGCGACCTCCTGGGCGATGGCGTTGACGGCCGCGTACACCCACGACTGGTAGTTGCGGAGCTGCTCGACGTGGTCGTCGCGCCACCAGCCGGCCGGCCGGGTTGCCGGGAGGATCATCCCGGGGCCGGGCCGCCCAGCCGTTCGCGGCCGCGAGGCTTTCCACCACGTTCGCACGCGATTCCACATGATCCGCTCCCAGTGATTCGAGTCGACGAATTCCGGCAACGCACATTTCCGAAGCCGGGTGACTTCGGGTACGCTTCATTCCGATGGCGGCCGCGGCTCCCTCGGGACCGCGACCTTGCGGTAACCCAGGGCCGTCAACACCGCGAGGACTTCATGCCACGCGGGGAAGGGCCGGCGCTTGAGGCGCATGTACCGCTCCATGGCCAGGGCGAACTCCAGTTGCTCGGGCGTGAGGATCAGGCCGGGGAACCACTTCTCATCGCGGGTGTCTTCGGGCATGGCGAACTCATGGTCGGCGCGTCCGGAAGACAGGACCGGGCGGGGGATTGGGAATCCTCGACGGCCGGCCCCCCGCCCGGCGGTGGGAAAGGCCTCTCGGAACCCACGGCCCATCCATCATCATTTGCTCACTTGTCGATGATTTCATCGATTATGAACAAATGTACATATAGCTAATACCGGCGCGCGGCCCAAAACGGAAGTGCGATTGCCGGATTTTTGAAAATTGTTTCCCGCACTGCTGGCGAATCGGTGCCAGCGAGACACAAAAAAGGCGTGGAGACGCAGCGTTTTAGCGCGTAGATCGCGCCGGGTTCGCTTGCCAGCCGCAGAGGAGAGGCCGCGTCGCTCACCCGTCAGCTGCGGGCCATGGAATACGCGACGCCCCACGCGCATCCTTGAAGGACGCGGGTCGAGCCACAAAAACAACCGTTCATGGACTCACTGATCGAACTCGATGGCATCGGCCGTACGTTCGGGGCAGTCGAAGCGCTCCGCAACGTGACGCTGCGCCTCAAGCCCGGCCGGATTGGCCTCCTAGGTCCGAACGGGGCCGGCAAATCGACACTGCTCAAGATCCTGATGGGCCTTCTGTCCCCCACGTCCGGGATTGGACGGGTAATGGACCACCCCATCGGGCCGTCCGGCGACGGCGAAGGCGATTACGAGTTACGGCGGTTGATCGGCTTCATGCCAGAGGCGGATGCGCTGGTGCCGGGCCTTCGCGGGGTCGATTACGTCGCCCTCGCGGGCGAGCTGTACGGGCTGCCGCGGAAGCAGGCGATCCGTCGGGCCCACGAGGTACTGACCTACCTGCAACTGGAAGAAGCGCGCTACCGCCGGCTCGAAGAGTACTCGACCGGCATGAAGCAGCGGCTCAAGCTGGCCCAGTCGCTGGTCCACGACCCGCCGGTGCTCTTGCTGGACGAGCCCACGAGCGGCCTCGACCCCGCCGGCCGCGACGCGATGCTGCGCCTGATGCTCGAACTCGGCCGCGACTTCGGCAAATCGCTCATCGTCTCGACACACCTGTTGGCCGACGTCGAAGCGGTATGCGAGCAAGTGGTGATCCTGATGGCCGGCCAGGTCCGCGGGCAGGGCTCGGTGGCCGAACTCTGCGCCCGGCGAAAGGACCGCTTTCAGCTTCGGGTACAGGGAGATGTCGAGTCCTTCCGCTCGGCGCTCGACACCGCGAGGGTGCGGGTGCTCAGCTACAATGCGAAGGGCGATTTCCGGGTGTCGGT